GCAGTGTTTGCTGGGAAGTATTGGGCAAAAATGGTTTGGCCTTGCGAATTAACGTAAGAACAACCCAAGAAAACACCAATGACCTGCGAAGTTGTCACAGTTGCGCGAGCTGAAGTGATAGCAGATTTGATAATCGTGCCATCGTTAATCATCTCAACCACATCACCGTAAAAAATCGAGGTGTTGTATGCCGAAGCAATCCGGTACTGACGAGTTGCACCTGCGAAGGGTGTACCGCCGTACAGATTGATCGGTTTCAAGCCGTAAGGCTTGTCGATCGTTGGATATGCCATTTAAGGACTCCTGAATTTAAGAACCAGAACCGAAAGTTACATTCGTCTTCTTATTAGCGAACAACGCCATATTCGAACGACTGTCCCTTTCACGAAGGAAATTGTTGTCTACCGAATCCATTTGTGACTTGTTCAAGTTCTCAAAGTGCTTTGCACGTTGATCCATGAATTCAGCCGGGATACGGCATAACAACAGCCCACCAATCTCAATACCGCCTTTAAAGCGGCCTTCAGTGGCAGCGTGCATCATGAGTTCAGGATAATCTTCCGCTTTTACGGGTTCGTATCCTTCACGTAACTTAGAGGAAATATTGCTGGGATCAGCAGTTCCCAAGGTACTCAAACGGACATAGCGGTGTTTCCAACCGGGTCGTTCATCGGGCATAGGAAGCGCTTCAGGGGCCTGCCAAGATGTTGGTCTATAGCTGTTAGCCCGGGTTTCCAATGCTCTGTCTAAACGAGCCTGTGGTTTCTTTTCAACGTTTTCCATGATTAAGCACCTTTTCTAAGTAAAGCAACCTGTCTTGCGTATTCTTCAATTGGCACCCCAAGGCGACGCGCTTGCGCGGCTTCTGATGCTTTTAACCGAATACGGTTAGGTGGTGTACTACGCGAGGCCGGAGCCACTGGCGAAGTAATTCGTGTTGCACGGCGTGGGGGTTCATCATCCTCATCAACCGGTTCTGACGTTCTTTTCTTTGGAGGCGGTTCGTCATCCTCGTAGCTCTGCTCACTCTCAAAGTGCTCAGGAAATCGTTTGCGCATCGTTTTGTCGATGGTTCTGAAGTACTCTTCAGTACCTACATAGTCCGGACCATACTCTTTCTGCAACTTTCTGTCAATACCCATTGCAGCCATAGTCATTTCGTCGTCAACACCCCACCAATCGCTGTTGTTTTCGACCCATCTCTTGGTACGGGGAGACACCTTTGGAGCGTCATCGGCTTCGCGCGCGGGAGGTTCAAACTCTCTGTCCTCATTTTTGATTGGCTTCATGCTCTCGGCACGGTCAATCTTGAGGGTGGCTCTGGCGATTGCCTCCTGCGCCTGCACGATTGCGTCAGGGTCAGCGGCTTCGTACGCCTTCTTGTACTTCTCCTTGGCGGCCTCCAACTCAGTCTGAGCAGCCGATTTTGACTGCTCGATGTAGGCTTCGCTGCCTGTAGAGAGCTGCTGCTGGAGTCGCTTGTTTTCTTCAAGGATTTGTTTTGCGTAGGCTTCAGTTGCTTCGCGTTCCCGCAGAGCCTGTTCCTTCGCACGGCGTTCGTCGTGGTAACCACGGGTGAACTTCTTGATACGCTTTTGAACCTTCTCGTCGTAGGAGGCCAACTCTTCGTCGGTTACTTCCTCGACTGGCTCTTTCATGGGCTTGCGGCCACGATCAGGGACGGGCGTATCGTCTTCAATCTCAATTTCCAATTTGTCTTCATCCGCCTTCTTGGCTTCGATTTCATCGGGAAACTCGTATGTGTCGTCAAATTTTGTTGCCATGTGTTACTCCTTATGCAGCACGGGTGATACCGCGCGGGTCTTCCACTACCGCTTCCACGCTGTCATCGTTGATGATGCGGAACTCACGGCCATGAATCTTCAGACGGGTGCCTGAATTGGGGCGGACGATGACAAAGTCACCTTCCTTGCAGCTTGGCCCACTGGGGAACCGAGTGGTGTCTTTATACGCATCAGGCCCAAGCTTGATGACGAACAAGACGGGGGTCAGCACTTCTTCGTAGTGCATAGTTTTTGAGTCTTTAATCAGACCCACTTCACTATCTTGATACTCTTCCATCGCTTCAGGAACAACGCACAGAAGACGAAAAGTCTTGGGATCGGGCAACTGCTTGGCTTTTTCTTCGGCGGTCTTATTCAGAATGCCAGACAGATCAACGGCAGTGGTGTCAAACTCAGTCATCAGATTTCTCCATTTTTTGCACAAGGTCTTCAATGATGTTTTCTGCGTAGTTCAGACCTTGGACAACTCCGCAGATTCTTCGATACTCTTCAATCGTGTCGCAGCGGCCAGCAGCCGTATACGCTTCACGCTCCTGTTTTAGCTTTTGGATTTCTTTGACTATGAGAGCCAACAGTTTGTAATCGCTCAATCTTTCTCCTTCTTAGGTGGCTGAGATTTCTGGCCGGTATTTTGGGCAGCCCGTTGAGCTGCTTGCTGCACGGCCATCTGTGCTCGATGTTTCGCAACATCAATGCCCATGCGCGCGCCTTCAATTTCTGATTGGCGAGCGGCTTTGTCTTTTGCAGCGGCTGCGTTTGCCGCGACCTGCATAGCAGCGATCTCTTTTTGAGCCGCGATACGTGCTTCTTCGATGCGAATCTGATCGGCCTTGGCCGCAGCATCAATTTGTTGCTTCTGCTGTTTCAACTGCAACTCACCCTGTTTAATCTGCAACTCCTGCATCTGCATCTGAACAATCGGGTCTTGCATCTGCTGTTGAGCTTTCTGCTGTTGAGCTTCTTGTTGGTTCTGCTGCAACAACTGTGTAGACGCTTGAGCGGCCATGACAGCGATCTTGTCTGCCAACTCTGGATCAACTTGTTTGTTCTGCTCTTCTGATGGCAGCGTTATGCCCATCGTCATCTCAACTTGCTTACGGTACTCGAACGCAATATGCTCGTTGATGTGCGCCATAGCCGAGGCCATGATCTGCTGCGCCATCGGGTTCATCGCCATGAGCTGCTGAATCTTCGGGTCTTGTATCGCCGCCATGTGTACAGCGATGTGTGCCTGATGGTTCTGCTCCATGAACGCCTTGACGGGCTTCATGTTCAACAACGCTTGGTTCTCAGACACAGGGTCCACAGGTATGGCGTCGTCTTCTGTTTTGACCAGCTTGTTCGCATTCTTCACACCCAAGACCTCAATCATCTGACGATGTAAAAGTGACATGTCATACAACTGGGGAGCTGACTGCGCGAGCTGCATCACTGCTTGATACTGCACAATCTTTTGCGCCATCGTCGCTGCGTTGGGGTCACTCACAGGGATGACGTCGACTTTCTCGTAGTCTGATTTACGAGCAGCGCGGCTACCTTCAATCGGGTCGTAGTCGTAATCTTCTGGAGCGTAGTCAGCGATGATGACTTTGAGGAGTTTGAACTCCTGCTTCATGGTGAAGTGCATACGAGCCTGCACAGCGCCCATCACTTTAAGAGTACGCTCAAGCAACGCCAATGTTGTGCCCACTGGGGCTTGTGCCGACATGTCAGACACGTTCATGTCACCTGACGATGCAAACGCTCTGCCTTCTTCTACGATGTTTTGGAACAGTGCAAACAGAACCTGCGACGGCTCCTTGTATGGCAGCGGTAAGATGTTGTCACGGATACTTCCCGAGGGTACATCTACGTCTCTAAATTCTCCGGGCTGGATGGGGGTGTCGTCCCCTTTGATGCGCAGTCCTCTTGACTTGAGTCCACCGGGGAGGTTCGATAAAGTTCCTGCGTCCACCAACTGTCGAATGAGCATGGTGGCGGACTTGGCGTATCCCCCGATAAGATGGATGAGACCATAGCCATAAAAGCCAAATCCGGGGATGTACTGGTAGTGGACGAAGTGTTGGCGTTTGAGATGGAGTTCGTCATCTTCATACCAATTTCTCCTGATGGCTAACACTGTACCAGTCTGCTTCTCAATCGTCACGACATAAGGCAGCGCAATGCCTGTAGGCTTACCCTTCTTATCAGTGTGTTCGAAGCCGGGCAAGTCCAAGTCAACGTGCATCTCAAGTATGCGATACCTATCGTCTTGAGTCGCTGACATCCCATCTTCTTCAGCTTTCTGCTTCTCGATGTCATCCAACTCATAGCCGGGATCGCCCAGTTCTACGTCAGCATAGAACCCAGCATTCTGCAATCGCAGCACTTCGTTCTTCGTCTTACGCATCACGTGCGTAACCCGCTCTGCTGTCTCTAAACTTGTGGCTCCGTACGGCACAACAATGTCTTCAGCGGGGATAAATACCGCGGCTTGACGACCTTTACTTGGGTCGTAATACACCTTCTTGAACGCTGAACCAGCCAAGGGCAAGTTCCACAACATCTTCTCATGCTCTGGCCGGTACTCGACCATCACCTCAGTGAGCTGATAGTTCATGTCCTCCTGCACGCGCGCGGCTGCGTCTTCTGCCTCGGGTGAGTCTTTGCCAATGATCTTCGTCTTCACAGGCCCCATCGCAGGGAATGTCTCCGATATCCCCTCTGACTGAAACCTCACCACACTCTCAGTCAGCATCGGGTGAAACACGCCGCACGCCCCCTGCCAAGGCTCTGTTCTATCCTCATACTTCAGGCCCAACAACTTCAGACCTTCTACATATGTTTTGATCCAGTCCTTGCGGTCCATCGTGTCTTTATCGAAGTCATCAATCAGATCAGAACTGAGCATGGCCAACTCTTTGTCGTCCATGTACTCGGCAAGATTGGCATCAAACGTATCGGCTGTCTCTTTCCGTGGCTTGAGATCAATCTCTATGTCACCCAGACCGATGTTGACTGCCTCGGGGTCTTCGATCTCAATCTCAATGTCCGGCGCACCTTCTGAGATGAGTTCTTCAAGCCCTTGCGGTGCTGCGTATAAGCCTTTACTGATTGCCATTTTGTGTCCTTACACCGTGTAGTACCGCTCAGTGCGGCGACTTTTAAAATACTGAACTTCATCAGGCTCATCGTTTGGTAACCTGATAAAACCCCCTTGACGGAATCGCGCCAGAGCTTGTGTGGTTGAGTCAACCAAGTCATCGTTCGTACCGCTTGGAAAGTCGTTACACTCCTCGATGACTTCTCTGGCCCATCTGCGGTCCGGTGCCCACACCATCCCCGAAGAAAACAAGTCAGAGACAGCATTCACGCGCGCAATCTTATCCTGTCCTTTACCCGGCGTAAACTCCCCAACAGGCACTCCCATGCGCCTAAACTCTTGGTACAGAGCCGCCCCGTTGGACTTATCTTCCACCACAAACGCGTCTGGCTGCCACTCTTTGTACTCCTCGAGCACCATCTTCTTCAAGTCCGGAAACTCCATGCGTTTCTTGATGGCGTTGAGCAATATGATGTTGTAGTTGTTCGTGTTCTCGTTGAAGAACACACCCCACGTTGTGAGTGCGTTGTAGTCAGCTCGGGTATTGGCCTCCTGCGCAGCATCCAAGCTCATGATGATGAACTCACATTGGGGTGGTGGGGCATCGTCGTCCCATATCTGCCACCACTCCCTCTTTATTAGCGCGCCTTCTTCTGATACGGGGTTCTGCATGTACTGGGCCTGCCAGTACCGGGGGTCCATACCCGCTTTTTTGGACAACAGCTCTTCTATTGACCAGAAGTCTCCCCACAGGGGTTTTTCGTTCAATATGGCTGGGAACTCCACGATCTCCCAGTCATCTACGTCTTCTTCCTTGGCCATCTGGCTGATGATCTGACCCGTCAAATCGAGCTTAGACCACCGTGTCATCACAATGATGATTGCACCTCCGGGCATAAGACGCTGCAAAGGGCCAGACTGAAACCACTCCCAAGCAGGCAGAAAAACATCAGGTCGCCCAGTTTTTGCCTCTTGCTCTGAGTGTGGGTCATCAATGATAAAGAGATCAGCGCCACGACCAGCCAAAGCACCACCAACACCAATTGCAAAGTACTCGCCTTGTGCATTTGTGCCCCACCTTGAAGCTGATTTACTGTCTGACTGTAATTCTACGTCCGGAAAAATGTCTTTATAGTTATCTGAACCCACAAGATTACGAACGCGGCGACCAAAATTAACAGCCAAATCTGCTGTGTGAGACGCCATAATGACCTTCTTATGGGGGAATTTGCCCAAAAACCATGCTGGCGCAAGATAGGAAATGAGTTCAGACTTGCCGTGTCGAGGTGCAATATTAACGATGACACGCTTTTTCTTTCCGTTGGCGATGTCTTCAAAGATTTTAGCGAGTCGACGATGATGCGGACCAACTTTATAACCCGGGTATACATGATCTGCGAACTCCAATAGGTTATCTTTGCCCAAATTTTGCACGGATTGAGCATCCCAGACCTTTATAAGCTCAAGAATCTTGCGTTTTTCGTCGTTTGACGCTGTTGGCAACAGGTTTTTCAGGGTTTCTATCTGTTCTCGACTGACTTTCACCGTACAACCTCGACCGCTTGTACGTCAACTGTGCGTTTTTCGAGTTTGGCAAGCGTTTCGAGCAGTTCTTTCTCGACTTCTTCAATGGATTGCTGCTTATGCGTGACTTCAGAGCGGCGTTTGAAGGCGTCGACCCCGTCAACTTCCCCTAAAGCACGCAGTGCCGTGAGCCGAATCTTGGCATCGGGGTGATCTGTCTCGGCCACCAGCTTATTCACCACGAATTTCTTCAAATCGGCCAGCTCTTTGACCACCATCGTGTCATGCTGCGCGACCATCCCGGCCAAATACGCAATTGTGGCGTTGGGATACGTGGATAAAGTGGGAACTTGCTTTTGATCGCCCATCATGCTCTGGGCAATCTCGACCGCCTGCTGGCGTTCTTCATCGCTTGGGTCAATCGGTGTGCCTGTCAGGTCTGCTATGAGCTTGACAGTCCTTGCTCGCATCTCCAATTCTTCGCGCGGAGACAGCTCGGGCATAGCGTCAGTGGCAGACGCTGGGAGCGGGACATGAGAGTCTATCTCTGGAATCAAATCTTGCATTGGGAGGAAGGTGGCACTCCAAAGTTGACGGAATATACCACGTATTTTGCCGAGGAGGTAGGATTCCTACCCGGGGGGTATTAGGATAAACCCTAATAGACAAGGTGACGAGCAAAAAAAGACCCCCGGGGAGGGGGGTCAAAGGAGAGAGGCAACGAGAATGGAATTGGTGGCCCTGAGCGGCTCGGGGCGCTGGTACAACCTAACGGGCAAGCTCTCTCACCGTGCTTAAGTACCTTGCTGTCACCAACACGGCTGGGGACTGGTGGGGATCGAACCCACCGCCTTCGGGCTTGAACGGCGAATCTCGCGCCGACCTATCAATCCCCATGCGTGTTAGTACACCGTTCCCTTTCGGGCTTTTCATGTCACGTGGTGTCTCCGCGACTTTGGGAATTATATCAGTTATTTGTGTGAGTCATGGTGTAGTGGCCGGGAGGGGGACCCATTTGGGAATCTGGGGGGTAGGGGTCTGCCTGTGCCATGCCCTAGGAAAGTCATAGGCGATACCCGTATATGTAAAGTTTATGTTATACTAATCCCAATGCGATGCAATAGTGCAAAGCAGATAAGGAGAATGCAAATGGACGGAATGCTCACAATCAAGATGGCAGTAACACTGCCCACCACCAAGCCCCGCATGAAGCGTGTAGTGTTGGCTAAGTCATGGTGCAGTCGTGACGAATGCAACGATGTGTTTGCCAAGTTTCTAAGCGTGAACGAGCACATCAACCCCACGCTATTGCGTGTGGAATGGATAGCGCAAGACTTGGTATACATGGGTGACGAATCTTAATTAACCCGCAGGGCGAAAGCCCTGCATTTCTGGAGAATGCAAAATGTGGACACAATTAAATCTTTTTGATGAACAAACGGATATTGACTTTGCGATGAGCCTGACATCAGCGCAATTCGTTGACCTGAAATATCGTGACGAATACG